ACATAAACAATAATCGGTTCAATCAGTTCAGAATCGGGCGTGGGACCAAACTCGTCATCATCATCATCCCAATTACCCACGTTCCCATACTCGTGCAACGTGTACAAAGACTGATCGAACAGTGCCTTCATGCGGCTTACCATGTCGTCAGCAATATCAGGGTTCCAGCCAACACCTTGAGAAACAATACCCAAGTGTAGATCTAGGTAGGCAAGATGAAGGCTCATGTCACGCGGTGTAACTCTCATTGTCTCGCCCTCCTAAACTCTCTACTACTTGCTACCCTTGGTTCCTTTGGTGTGAATCCCAAACTTGATCTTGTCCATGTGATTGGACTTGCTTCCCTGATTGGGGGCCATGTGCGAGCGACCGGGATTTCCCGAAACCGCTTCCTTGAGGACCGGCTTGGCGTGTCCACCCTTGTTAGGTTGTGGCATTTTTATCTCCTTTTACCATTTCTCTTTGTTTGCCCAATATGCGGCTGACATTTTGCCTTTAGCAATGTTCTTACCATGACGCGATTTAAAGTTTGAGCGTTTTTGTTTCGTAGCAGCGGACTCACCAGCCTTAGGTTTACCCGCTGTCTTAGCGCCTTGCTCACCGAAACGAATCGTCTTGATATTGTCGCCCTCTTTAGCGACAACAACGTGCGACTTAGTTGGGTGCTTCGGTGTACGTTTAGGTTTGTTGTACCCAGAAACACCCGCACTCTCTAGACGAGGATCTTTTTTCTTGCCGGGTTTCTTAGCAGCCATTAGTTCTTGTTTTTTCCCTTGTTCTTGGCCCGAGTCTTTTCCATAGCCTCAAACAAAGAATCTTCTTTCTTCTTCTGCCGCATCTTCTCTACCTTGATAGCCCGAGCAGTGCGTCGCTTTTGGTTAGGCGGCTCGCCCTTTTTGCCCTTGTTGCCATCTTTGTAGGTGCGCTTAGGGGCGGCCTTCTTTTTTGCAGGCATTACTTCCTCCGGTACTTGGCGGTTTTCTTAGCAATCTTTTTAGGTTGTGCAACGTGCTGCTTACCTTTGGCGTTGCCCTTAGCCTTAGCACGATTAGTAGCACGCTTCTCAGCCGGAGTCATGTTCTTCCACGCTTTATCAGGCAGGTAACGCTTCTTGCCCTCAGATTTAGAGCCATCAGAGGTGCGCCACTTTTGCTTACCCCAATTTTTTAAAGACTTTTGTGACTCTTTCACCTGTAACCGCCACCAGCAGCCTTGTATCGCCTAGCAACCATTTGCGCTTTGCGAGCAGACCACTGACCCGGCTTGCCACCCTTGCTGCCAGCCTTCACTTCATTAAAGATGCGCTTACGCATCGCAGGCTTAGTGTAGTTACCAGCCTCGTTTACACGAGACTTGGGCTTAGACTTTGCTGCTTTTCGGGCTTGAGCCATTTTCGGGAGCCTTCTTAATGTTGATATTGGGCATCTTGGACGAGTTCTCAGGGTGGTTACCGTCGCCACCCATCTTCTGCTCTAGATCAGACCAGCATCCACAAGTAACACACATACTTATCCCCTAAATTGGTAGGCGGCGGCTAACGCCAGCCGACAGGTTAGGTTCTCCACCAGCCCCAAGGCTTGCCATTAGCATCTGTAGGTCTGGGCGACCGCCAGGTGACATGCCCGCCTGACCCGGTGCCACGCCACGGAGTAAACCCGTAGCCTCACTGATTCCTTCTAAATCTTGCCCAGCACCACCAGGAGGAGCCTGACCGGGGGAACCGACCATCCCTGCGGTTTCCGCACCCATAGGCTCAACCCCCGGTGGCGTGGGTGGTTCCTCAGGCGCGAAAGCCTCTGACACAATCTCTTCTATTGGTCTACCCTTTTGCCGCCCGAGAATGATTTCTGATAAGCGTGACAGAACTTGACCGGGATCTTGACCAGCCTGCGCCAATACTGGTACAGCCTGAGCGTATCCCGACACTGCTTGCTTCAGCGAGTCGCGCATCTCTTCGATATCAACTTGCTGCTCTTCTTCGGTAGCGTTCAAGGCGAACGGCATTTGCCGCCTAAGGAAATCGCGGCTAATCAAACGGTCACCACGAGCCTGCAACCCAAACACGAGCGCACGGTTCGGGTCTAATCCAGCCATAAGGCCGTATTGCACATCCACGGTGTAATCGCCCTTAACATCGCGCTCAGGGCGGTACTTAATTTCGTAGGGTGTGCCGTCGGAATTTCCGCGTAGCGTTTTGGTTTCTGAGCCAAACATCATCTCATCAACCATGAATGCCTTGCGTACAAGGTTTTGGAATGTTTTAGCGAACATTGCCTGACCAGTGCGGATCTGCGTGTCAAACCCTGACATGAGGGCTTGCACGCCTCGCCCGGTCACGATAGACCCCTCAACCTCGCCTGTGCGAGCATCAGGGTAGCGCGAGCCTTGACGCAGTTCTTGATCCAGGATGCCTTGCTGCGCGAAGGCACTGTTGGGAACCTCAATGGGTACGCGGCGAACACGCTCACCGTTGGCTGTGCGGATAACACTGTCAGGGCCAAGGGCTAATTCCTGCGCGTCAGGCGGTAGCACGATGGGTGCTTGTACTGCTTTCTGCGCTGCCTCAAGACTCAGTAGAGCGAAGCGAGCCTTAGCGACCTGCACTGCCAGCACATCATCGAACTGACCGTGTGATTCGTCATCTACGCCAGGGCGTTGCGTCCACTCCACTAGGCATTCGCCGATGGGGTTCTTGACGCTCTCTAACACCATGCCTTGACGGGCCGGGAGAAAAAGCATATCCACTTTAGCGTCGTGGTAGCGCACAACCTCAATGAGTTCGCTGCCGTAAGATGATTCTTTGATAGCGCCTTCCGCCAGGGGGTACATCGCTACCAGTTCGTCGCGGGTCTTGTAGAAGGAGAAGTATCCCGCCTCTATCATGCCCCACCGATTGAACACGGGGTACGCGCCAATCGAATCCACGAAAGTGATGCGTGGCATCTGGTTCTTAACGTCAATCTCCACGATGGCAGGCACAAACCCGTAAGTGAAGTACCGGTCAGCGGCTGTGTACATTTGACGCTGTACATCGCTGTAGTCCAGGTAGCCGTTGACGATGCGGGTGCGCTTCTCAGCGAACTCGCGTGCAGTATCCGATATCATCTTGGCGCTGGCGCAGTTAAACGCAGGCAACGGAGCCATGACCTCAGACAGGTCACGGGCCGCAACGTCCACCATGTTTGCCACGATGCCGCGGTCAAACGGTCCCTCAGGGAACAGGTCGGGGTACACATCGCGCATACGTCCCTGCCGCACGGCAAGAACATTCTGCATACGTTGATCGCGCTCGCCCCAGCGAGCCTTCATGCGGTCATACCTAGACTTGATTGCACGCAGCGAAGAGTTGTCTTGCTCGTCGCTACTAAAATTCAAGTCATCATACATGCTGCTCAAAGATCCTCCTACGCCCCGATGGGCTTCCAAGCCCCGGATGCCTCCGCTTCAAGGAGGCTAACGGTCGTTTGTTGACTTCTATCCCACGGGGTCAAGAAGGTGTTCTTTACATGAGACCGCGTGTAGTTACTTGCCAGGGTTACCCGATCCCTGCACGCTAATTCAGCGAACCACAATGCCATTACAATGTCAGTTTTCTGGTTCCTTGGTGCGCCAGGATGCCAAGTGACTAACTGTTCTATCAGTTGCTTGGCGCTTTCCTGCCCATGCGTGGACGGCAACTCAATTAACTGGTAGCCGTCCTCCCAGCCGTTCCACAGGATCGTCATAGATGCGACACCGAAGTCAGCGTCGTGCTTATTCTGACCAGTGAAGTGCGGCTTGATGACGCTGCCACGGGAGGAACAGAACTCGTTCAACTCCCTATCGTGCACCAGGAAACCCTGGAATCCGTTCTTCTCAATGCGCCACTCGGACACACCGTACTTGTCCGTCCAGCCCTTAATCATTTCCCGCATAGCCTCAGGAGTGATCCCCGGCTTGTTGTAAATATCTAGGACGTAACGCTTCTGGGTCTTAATATCTAAACCTACGGCTACCGCGGCGGTGTGCCCAGAGGTAGCGGGGTCAAGCCCAGCCACGATAACTAGCCCGTCCATTCCTTGCGGTCGGCAGTTAACCATGCCTTTAGGTATCGGACCCGCCATACGGTTGCCGTTAATGCTTGCCTTGATAGCATCGCCATTGAAAATAGCATCATCGGACACCTGCTGTTGCTGATACACCATCGCCCACGCACGGGGCGACACCCTGCGGCGTTTCTGGAATAGTCTTGACCCGTCCCACTTAGGGTACAAGCCGTTCTCGTCAGCCTCTTGGCTCTCTACCTTAGATCCCGGTTCCGGCTGGTTAGATCGGGGCCAGAGAGTTACCCAGTCTTGCGGGTCGTCTTTGAAATCAAGGACGGCAGGCATGGAGAGATATGACCACGGCGATTCCTCATCAGGGTAGCGGTGAGGGTCGCGGAGTTCGGAATATAAGTCCTTTGCCGCCAAGCGCGTTCCCACGACGAGCATACTGCCTGAAGCCGATACACGAGATATAACCTCCGATTGCAACCAGTCAATCTGCTTATCGTACTCGTGCGCGTTAGTCAGGTCAACCGTGTCGTCAAGAATAATCAGGTCGGCGCGAGCGCCATAAATATGCCCCCGAATACCAAGAGCCTGCACCGTGGGGTCTTTCTCCCCAGAGTCCCTAGCGTCATCAGACACATAAATCATGGTCTGGTTCCACGCCTCAGAGTTCTTATCAAACCCACCCATCGGCGCGTAGTCAGTAATCATCTCATTATAGCGAGGATGCGTCAAGCGGGTCTTGATCGCGTACAGCATCTTCTTCGCCATCTCCGCGGTCTTAGACACCAAGATCACGCGAATGTTCGGGTCCATGCAGATCCGATAACACACATAATTAATGGTAATGCTGGTCGTCTTAGCATGCTCGGGCGGCATGTTCACCATGACCAGATCCCGTTCACCCTTCTCAAAAGTCATACTCGGGTGAGTCCAAGTAGGGTCATCGCCCTCAAGCATATCCACCACATTGTTCATGTGCGGGAACACCCTAGCCTCAAGGTACTTCTCCGAGAAGTCAGGAAACGAAACCCAGTCACGCTCCCGCGGCCCAGCAATCTTCTCCAAGTTCTTGATACGCTCCACGGCGACCAGGAACTCAGGGTCATCACGCCGCCAGCGTTCATAAGTAGACCTGTTACGACCAACAACATCCAAGGCCTGATTAATGTTCATGCCTCGTTGCATCTGCGTCAAAAACTCTTGC